AAAAAGCTGATGCTAGATAATGTTTCGAAAGGAACATTAACTTCTTCTTTCTTTGCTGTTGTGAAATCTAGACCTATACTTCTGAAGAAGTCTCTCATTGTTATTGCGTTTAAATAAGTTCTATTTCCATTAACTCCATTTACTTTATCATCTCCATAAACGTAATCTATAACTGTATCATTAAAATCTACTACTGTTGGGAGTTTGCTTTCATTCTTTTTAAATTCTCTATAAAACCACATTGCTGTATAAAACCTATTTACCATACTATTTAATATAGCAGTTAAAAAACTACCAGACGGCATAGAATGGTTGGTTAAATAAACGTCATCGGCGACGGCTACCAGACAAAACGGTAGTGAAGTCAGAAGAAAATCGCATATTTTACGATTCTCTGTTGTCACAAATTCTAATATCACATCTTTTACCGCTAGTTGAACAGCACAGACCATATGGCCATCCCATTTTCCGACGTCACCAGCCCAAACTCCTGTGGCTTTCTTAAGTCTATTGTATAAGCGCTCCCAGTCCTGATAAGGATTGACTCCGACCATGATTTCATTATTAAATTTATTTCTTATAATATGCTCTACCATTTGGCCAAAGTATTTCTTAGTTAAAACCTGGATATGCAGTCTTGATACTCTAAAACTTCTTGGAACTCCTTTCTTTTCAACATTTCTTATTTCGTCTTTTAACGTTTCAGTCCATAAAATATCATCTACTACTACAACCCATTATTGATGTTATTTTCTAATTGCACTAGCTCTTCTCTAAATCTATCTGTAAACTTTCCTTCAGGAAAGTTTATATACTCACTCTTTAATTTATCTAATCCATATCCGTTTGAGGAGTGCTTATTTAACCCTGCTAATAACTCGTTACCTTTAACTACTTCTTCTTCAGTTAACTTATCAAATGGTCTTAAAATTGATTTAAGAACCTTTTTCCCAAATGCTATTTCATCCTTATTTACTACTTGTTGAGCAGCGAAAGATTTCTTTGATATATCTTTAATAGTCATTGATCCATTCATTGATAAATTGGCTGGTTCTCTAGATACTTCTAATACCCCATACAATGGTGTCGGCATAAAG